AAAGATCCCCATTTATGACCCTCTTCTGGAATAAACAATCCTCTAATTGCTTTCTTGATTTCTATGTCTCTTGATGGTATTTGTTGTAAATTCGGATTACTGGAACTGAAGCGACCTGTAACTGTTCCACCATCATCAGTACGAAGGGGGTGAAAATCACAATGTATACGACCATTATGAGCATGATTCAAAATTGTTTCAACAAAAGTTGTGTTCGCTTTATTAAGTTCTCTTATCTTCACAATCTTCTTCGCAATGGGATGAGGATGATGAGAGAGAAATTGTTTTGTGAAAGAGGGAGACCCGCTCTTTTCTGTGCGAGAATAATCAAGTCTAAAAAAGTCGAAGACCTTTGCTATAGATGTGCTGACCCAAGGTTCAATGGCAACTCCAGTTTCCTTGACTATTTCATTAAGTAATTTCTTCTCTTCTTTGGACATTTGTTTTTTTACTTTTTCTGCCTGGTCTAAATCAACACGCACCCCTTTTGTTTTCATATCTAACATAACGGGAATTAGAGAAGACTCTAGTTCAAATATACTTGTACATTCTTCTTTATATAAAAGTGGTAACAAATGATCATATAGTCTAAGAGTAACAGCAGCATCTTGTTCCGCATATGCTCCAACATATCTAGCAGGCAGTTTATACATTTGTGATTTTGGGTCTACTCCAAACTCATCCGCAGCTGCTCGCAATGTTTTTTCATTTTTATATTCTTTTAAATAATCTCCTACTAAACTATTTAAATTATAGAATCTTCTATTCTCATCTATCAAAGGAGCCATGATCATTGTATCTAATATAGGCCCCTTGACTTCAATTCCTTCTGCTCTTAACCAACCTAAATCATACATCGAGTTATGAAAAACTTTTGGTATGTGTGGAGTATCCATCTGTTTCTTAAACCATCTAAACACCATCTTTGAATCTATGTTTCCAGAAGAATGCCTAATTGGATAATATCCTTGAAAGTCTCCTGCAGCTACGGCTATACCAATTATATACCCATCTTTTCTGCACCATCCAGGCCCAAGCTTTATAAGATTTGGATCTTTTGTCTCCAAGTCAACGGCTATTCTTGTTGCCTTAGTTAAATCTGGAAAATCACTTGGAGGTGACCAATCTGAGTCTAATTTGCCCCAAGCTACATCCTTTATGTCTTGATCCAGAAAATGGTATTGATCATGATTTATCATTTATAATTTCTCCACCAAGTGCCGCATAACCTATAACGTCTGTCCATGAATCGTCCTTCGAAATGTCTTCGGCAAGACGAGCAACCTTGACACCTATCATACAAGCCACAACTTCTTCTGGAGTGATTGCACCATTTAGTTTTTTATCTAATAATATAGTCCATATGTCGGCTATACGTTGATGGTTCTTTTTAGCAGGTCCATACTCTTTTGCCCGTTGACCATTGATCAGTTTCTCTGCTTCTCGTAGGAAAAATTCTCTATCTTTTTTCATATTTTGTATCCATTTCCATCTCTTGATTCTACGACATGAAGACTTTTACGAGCACGAGTTGCTCCTACATAGAAAACTCTATGTTCACTATCTTCATCTCCTTTTTCTTTTATTATTTTTGGGCAGTCAAGAACTAAAGCTACGTTATCCGCCTCGCCACCTTTGGCTTTGTGAATTGTCGATATCCGAATCCTCGGCTTCTTTGTTAATATAAATTCTCCTCTCCTCCGTGCCGAAGTAATATAAATTCGTTGGTTCTCCGTCATGTATATCACATCGTACCACATCATCTCTTTGTTTAGCTTCAAAAGGTGCCCTATATCGCTCTTTAATAAATCGTCTAGTGAATATGTATTGTCGGGATTTAACTGTTCTATTTTTCTCTTGCCACCATGAGCAATGATTCCTTTTTTCGTTCTCTTCGAAAACTCTATCCATTGTTTTACACTTAGACTTTGATTTTTGCATAATTGTATCCACACCTCAATACTGTTAATAAGTCCTTCAGCAACAGACCAGCCTGTACCTTCTCGCCAAAAAAGATATCCTTCGTTTTCAAGTTTTTTAGAAATGGATTGTAGTATTCTATTTGTTCTCGCAAGAATATACCACTCGCCTTTGTTGAAGTTCACATCCATTATATCATAATAATAAGAGACCAAACCATCTTCTTTTCTGGGCTTCCAATCTTTTTGTTTTCTTACCGAAACTTTTTGTATTATCTCTCTAGCTACAGAATACACGGAATAAGGAACTCTGTATGATTGATCTAAAACAATTGAATCTTTTGCACATTCTAAGAAATGATTTACATTTGCACCCGCCCAATTGAAAATACATTGATCGTCATCTCCAGCATAATATGCTCTTTTGGAGTTCGGCAACAAGCATTCCTTGACCATTCTCCATTGTACAGGAACTAAATCTTGTGCTTCATCTACTATAAGCAAGTCTAAGTCTGGACCTGTACCTTGTTCTAAAAACTGAAGTAACATATCTGTGAAATCTACTTTCAAATGTGCCTTTTTAAAATCTTGATAAGCTTCTGCAACCACAGGCATGTACATTCTTTTCAAACTCATGTCTCCAAAAAGATCAAATTCTTTCATTAAATCAGTTCCTTTGAGCCTAGACATATTATAAATGTAAAAATATTTATCCCCGTCACTTGCTCCAGGTGTGAAAAGATCTCCTTCTTCTATATTTAATCTCTCTTCTTTTTGAAAAACAACTCCAAGTTTTTTGCCTAAAAACCTCATGTCGGCGGATTTTATTACATCTTCTGATTTCATTCCAACCCAGCGAAAAGCAAGAGAGTGTAGTGTTCTAAAGTGTGGAAAATGTTTTTCATCTAAGTTGAATTTTATACAAGCCCTATCAATAGCTTCTTGTGCAGCCTTCCTTGTAAAAGACAAAAAAGCTATTCTGTCTGGACTAACTCCATCTGCAATAGCTTCTTCCATTATACTTAAAAGCTTTGTAGTTTTGCCCGTACCAGGTGGACCATATATTGCAGTTTCTTTCATTATTGATCCTCTTTAAAAAATATTTCCATAAAAAACTTTCTCCTTTCTATAGTGTACTCCTTAACCATTTTAAAATGTTTTATCATTTCTTGACTATAAACTAATTCTTCTCTTTCTCCTTTGGTAAGAGAATAGGGAGCCTTTTTTTGTTCTCTTACAAACTCTATTGTGTCTTGCTCATAATGTTCTAATAAACCAATTGTGAAGTTGTATTTTTCTAAAGTTTTCAACTCGTAAAGTTCCAATGAATCTCGAAAAGATTCATTTTCCATAAACTGTGAAAATTCTTTAGATAATTTAAATTCATCTTTTTTCATTAGAACGGAATCTCCTCTTCAAACTCTACTTTAGGTATTTCAACATCTTCTTTTATTTCTGGTATCCACCAAACACGAATTGATTTAAACTTACCCTCTGTTGTTTTGAAGTTTCTGACATTACTGCATTTATCTCCATTATTTATCTCTTTAATTCTCTCTTGAATCTGACCTTTAGAATAATGTGTAAAACCTTTTTGTCTTAGAAACTCTATAAAAGAATCTATCTTAAAATAAACTAATCCTTCCATGATCCATGGTTTACCAATCAATAATTCTTCTGCCGATTGTGCTTGTACTCTGCCATAACAAAAAGACTCAAGCAGTTGAATAAAATGTCCTTTGTAAGTTAGTTCTTCTGGTACTTCTATTTCATTAGCCTCTGCCAACAAACCATTGATCAGTACTTGCCAATCATTTTCTTTTACTTTTGGCGGCATAAAATTTTGTTGCTCAAGACATGCTATCTGAAACTTTGATTGTGATTGTAAATCAAAACTTGTTAGTTCTAATCGTCTACCATCCAAGTCTGCAAAGAATACTCTTGGTTCTGACTTAACAATAGATATACCTGTTATTTCTACGGCATCAACATTTGCACCAATACCATACTTTCTTCTTTTACATAAAGATTTATTGCAGTGTGATTTAATAGGCTCTTGCCCACATGTATAAAAATATTCTTTCTTATCTAATTGATTTTGTATTTGAACAATCTCTTGTGCCGATACGGGACTAGAACAATAGTCAATGTTGAATTTTTCTAACATAGCCCTCCAATTGTCGGGATCCATTTTCTTAAACATGGCACCATAGTTAAACAAAGACGTGTTCCTTGCTCCCTCTCCAATGCCGTTTATAGCCATGACATTTAAACAAGGTGGCCCCTCTGGAAAAGGTTCTGTTTTTTTTGATCCTATCTGTAGCTTAAAAAAATCATTTGGTGCTACCTTTCTTTCGTCAACTAAATCTAAAAATTCTTCAAATGTAGCAACCTCTCCGTCTTCCTTGAAAGCATACCTCATGGTCTGATCTTTATTATGATAAGGAAGATTTATAAAATTACCTACGTCTCCACGTTCTACTAATATCTGTTCTTGCTTTGGAAATATCTCACAGTTACCAAAACCAATAATTGAGGCAATCTCAGATGCCTTGTCTCTAAATTCTCCTGCATTCATCCAATCACTAAGAAAGAAAAATATATGTGCTCCACCACTTTTACTTCTACAAACAACACATGGTATCTTTAATTTTCTTAATTTTTTATCTAAGGCTAGATGGTCAATCGGATATGTATCAATATCTAATGCACCAAATTTACAGTTGTTTTCTTCGTTGATGGGAATAGAACCAACACCAAGACCACCCTCAAGATGAC